AGACGGTTATCGGTTTCGGTACTCTCTTTAATAATATTAACATTCGACACAAGGATGCGAGTGGGACAACTTTTAGTGCTTTAAAAGTGCCATTGGCTTATGGGCCAATGCAGAAGTTTTTGGCAAGAATTCAACAACAACCAGAATTAGACAGAGAAACAGCAATAACTCTTCCTAGATTATCTTTCGAGATGCAAGGATTACAATATGATCCAACTCGTAAGACTGGAATTGCACAAACATTTCTTACAAGAAATGGAACAAATGCAAAGAAAGTTTACATGCCTGTTCCATATAATATTGCATTTGAACTTAGTATCATGTCTAAGTTAAGTGACGATGCATTACAAATATTAGAACAAATTGTTCCTTACTTTCAACCATCATTTAATATCACTGTAAATTTAATTAGTTCAATAGGTGAGAAAAAAGATATTCCAATAGTTTTAGAAAGTATAAACTATAGTGATCAATATGAAGGAGGTTTTGATTCTCGTCGAGTTATCATTTACACATTATCATTTACTGCGAAAACGTATCTATTCGGGCCAGTTGCAGATAATCCAGAGGGTCTTATCAAGAAAGTTGATGTTGACTACTATACAAGCACGAATACTAAAACCGCAAAACGTAATATTAGATATAGTGCGACACCACTCGCTAAACAAAATTATGATGATGATACAGCGACAGTTCTTGATGGTGCAATCTCTGAGAAGGTCACAACCTTCAAGGTAAGTGCAACCACTGATTTG